TAACAAGGGCAAGAAAGTAGGAGATGACGGCTATGATTGTAATGGTTCTTATCCATTTGATGTAGATAATGTCCGGAGATTCGCTCAGTTTTGTAGTGAGAGTGGAGGATTTGAAATATGCTAGAAAGAGATAGAGATTATCTATATCATTGCAACGGATGTCATAAGGCAGATAAGAATTACCCCGATAAAGAAATACAAGGTAGATTTGGAGATTATTATACTCCAAGATGTAGCCCGCTTGAATATCACGAGTGGGCTAGGAACGATGCATATGGGCTATTTACAGGATTATATTGTCATAAATGTTATGATGACCCAGAGAAATATACTTACCGAAAAGACCGCTATTTTGATGAAGGATATGCGGGAGAAAACCTAGAATCAAATGATTATTAAAAAGGAGAAAAAGATGAAGACCCTAAGTGATGTAAACAAAGAAGGACTAGTAATGGAAGAAGATGGTAGCATTATAAACTATTATTTTCATAAAAAAGAATCAAAACCCAACTTAAAGCAATTGCAGAAAATGGTAGGCGGATATATTGAAGTAGTTACTGCAAAGAATGGAGACCAAATAATCTTGGACGAGGAAGGTAGATTAAAGGAAAAACCAATTAATAAAGATGCATCAGAACATTGGCTAGGAGATAAATGGGATAACGATACCGCAAATATCGTTGGAGATGCAGTAATTCTAAGCGGAAAGGCAAGGTTAAGTTAATGAGCAAGTGGAATGTAACAATAAAAGCAGTAATAGTAATAGAAGACCCCGAAATATTAGAGCAGTTAGTTATTGCTAGATTATATGAAGATAAAGTAGGGATTGAAAACTTAAATGGAGATGATGAAGATTTTAAGGTTATTGATTACCCAAGTGATTGGTTAGACTTTGAGGAGGTAATAGAATAATGGAGGCATCACTAGACACAATATGGATAATGGATGCAGTCGTTACCATCGTCCTTAAAGTAATAGGCATAATAGCAATTTCAATATGGATAATATTCAAAAAAGGAGGTCAGTAATGAGAATAGGAACGGGTAAAATAGATAACAAGGGTAGATTTGGAGATTGGGTAATAATGAGGGAGGTTGAAGACAATGAGTAAACCAACTGAAAAAGAATGTAAAGATGCAATAGATTACTTTTTTTACGAGGAATTTATTGACGAATTAACTTCAGACAAATATCACTATGTAAAGATACTATTAAATGCAACTGCTTGGTGGGTTTTACACCTAGACTTAAAATGGGAGGAGGATGAAGACAATGAGTAGAATACCAGATTATGATAAAATGAGGCATAAATTAGCATCTTATTATGCTGACAATTTTGGAGAACAAGATGTATATGATATGGTGATGCATGGATTTCAAGGCTTTGAACACGAATCAAATGAAGAGATATTAGAAACATTTGTAAATCTGTTCGATGCTAAAGATATTCCTAAAAAACCACTAACAGAAGATGAGATGAATCAAATGGCCTTAAAGAACGAAGACCAAAGAATAGAGAGAGGGGATGACAATCCCATCAGTATACATATGTTTCGTGACCAGATGATGGAGGATGATTAAAATGATTGACCAAAAACATCTGCTAGAAGAAATACAAGAGCTTGGCTACAATATCGTAACTTGTGGCGAGTGTGGTGTTGTGCAAATAATAGAAATAAGAGAATCAGAAGATTTACATACTTGCTTTGATTGTGGCTTTCAAAGTGAGGGATGTGATTTCCCAGATTTATTTTATTAAAAGGGGAATACGAGATGAAGATAGTTTGGTGGACAATTAAGTATGCTACAGAAGATGGGAAAGAACATTATGTATCTGAAGTTCCAGACTGGGTAGCAGAAAATGTTGATGAATATTTAACCAAGTTAGAAGAAGAAACGGAGGATGACTTAGATGAAGAAGAAGATTAATGCAAAAGAACCAACGAATTTTGACCAATATGAATCAATGGATTATATTTGGGAAGTGCTTTGTAATTATAGAGAACACCACTTAAATAAATTTGAGAATGAAGATGATATTTGGGATGAAATATGTACATCTATGGCTTGGATAGAGGACGCTTTAGGGATGAGGCATGGTAAACCCATTAATGAGGGATATCCAGAGTGGAGACTAGAAGAAATTTTAAAAGACAGAGATGGAGCGATGGAACGCTTCACTAACAAGTTAAAGGAGAAGAAATAATGGGCAAGATGAAAGATTTTATATTTGATTTCTTAGATGTAGCTAATAATGACCTGAAGGATAAATATAGAGATAAGGATTGGGATTGGGATAACCTTCCCCATTTTGAGAAAATGCTAAAAGTAATAGAAGAAGGTAAAAACAAGGAGAAAAATAATGGCTAAACAAAAAGTATCAAGAATAAAGAGGGCAGAGGATAATATAACTATGATAATTCAAGAGCTACAACGCTTAGGACACCATATGAACCTAACGATGAACACATTAAATGAGTATATTATATTCAAGAAAGACCTTGATAAGTTTGAGAAGCATATAAAAAAGACAACAAAAAAAGAAGAAGTGAAAAAAGTAGTTGATAAAAAGGAGAAAGTATGATAAATTATCTGACTAAGTTACAAGGGGGTTTGCAATGAAAATAAACACAACATTAAGAATAGAAAGTGATGCTATTCAATACTACAAGGATAAATATAGGACAAATCACGCAGGGTGTGTTCTTGCAGTAGAGAGTTTCCCATATCTAAGGGAAGAATCATTAAAGCTATTAGAGGGTAAATTTACAGAAGAAGAGCTTAATTACCTACAAAAAGCTAGTCCAAGTAAGATATCTTCTAAAGATATGGCTTCTAGGAGGCATTGGGAGGCAGAAATAGGTGATTATTATGAAAGTGGGAGTGATACATCAGTAGATTTTGCTACACTTATTGTTAAAATAAGAGAATTATCACCACTTGAAAGATTTACTTTAAGAGAATTGGTTATATCTTAATTTCACCGAGGAGAGGATGAGGCGTAGGGCTAAGGGATATAATGAAGATTATATCAGCGAGGAGACTTAGCGTGTAAGTGAATAATTATTAGGGGATATTGAAAGGCGAGTGTACCCTAGGCTACTACACTAACGAGGGTCAAGCCCCTAAACATTAGGTAAATGTGATGTTTACCTTGTCGAAAAGAGAATGGGAGTAATGTAATGCCGATGGCTTAGCTAGGGGTATTTACTCCCAGACTCTAAAGGAGAAAGAATGATTAAAGCAGAAATTAGGTTTAAAAATGCAACTCTTATGAATGCTTTAGAGAATAGTGAGTATAATTCTATAGCAGAACTATCAAGAGTATCAGAAATATCTGTACATACTCTTTATTCTATTGCCTCTTTAAATCATACGAATATTAGTACAGAAAATCAAACAAAGTTAGCAGAATTACTAAACTGTGATGTGTATGACTTGTTTGAACAATATGAAGAGGTTATTAAACAAAGTAAAAATTATCCAAAGAAACTAACTAGAGATGTTCCTATTGATGCAATGTTATCTTTATCTTCAAAAGAAGTAATGCAGTTAGAGTCAGATTTCAACACAAATGATATCGACAATAAAGAATCATTAGAGAAAGATATGTCACTTTCGTTAAGTGAATTAAAGGATAGAGAGAGAGAGGTTTTAGAAATACACTTTGGACTTAATGGTCATAATCCTAAAAGTTTAGACGAAATTGCCTTAGAGTTTGGTTTATCAAGAGAAAGAACTAGACAAATTAAAGAAAAGGCTATTAGAAGATTGAGACATTTTTCAAGGAGTAATAGATTAAAATCATATGTTCGCAATAAAGACATTGGTGGAGACCCGACCAAAGAGAATTATTCATCTAAATACTCAAGAGAACTAACTAGAGAAAATAGGAAAATCAATGAAATACTATAAACACGTAACACTAAAATAAGGTTTAAATAAGAACGGAGGAAGAATGAGAGTAAAGCTTGCAAAAAAAATAAAATACTGGAAAGATAAATATAAAGATATGCCTAATGGATACTTTGTAAGCCTGATGATAGGAGAACAATATGTAAGTGATGCTTCTAGGATATCCCCTAGTAGAAGAAAAAAATTAAAAAAGGAGAAACTATGAAATGTTGGCATTGTAACGAAGAATTAATATGGGGTGCGGATTTTGATTATGAAGATTATGGTATGGATGGAGAAGGTATTGTGTCTAATTTTTCGTGTTCAAATGATAATTGTAATGTATTTACACAGGTGTACCTCCCTATAGGAGATGAGAATGAAGAAAAAGAAAGTAACCCTAGCTAAATTTTCTAATGAAAGAAGACAAGGGGCTATACGTCAGTCTAAAAAGACTAGAAATAAAAAGAAAGGTAAACTTACTACACATCAAAGAAAATTAAAGAAAATAAAAGAAGTATCCAATGGATGTTGGTGGGTTGAAGTATACTTACACGACAGATGTTTAACATATAAAGATAAATAAAGGGGAATAATATGAAAAAAGCTACATTGCCAAGTTCAATTAGAACTATAATAAAAGAATTATCAAAAGCAGTCTCTGGTGTTGGAGTTAAACCTAAGAGAAAAAGAATAAGAAGGAGAAAGAATGATAAGAGATAGGTCTTTTGTTAAAGAAATGGTGAGAATATATGATAAACTAATATTTATAGGTAAACAAAATATAGGTAAAAGCGTATCTATGGATTTTGGAACGTGGACCCCAAGTCAAAAAGGTATTAATACTATAAAATCAAGAAGAGATAAAATTTATTATGGGAAGCAATGATATATCTGTTTATCTAAAAGCAGATAAACTAAAATTAACAAGGATGTGTGATGCTTGTAAAAAACATAAAATGTCTCATAGATTTTACCATTGGAAAAGCATTTTAACTGATGCTTACTTAGGATTAATATGTAGCCCATGTGCCTATAGAGAAGGATTTGGAAGCAATTATAAACGTAATAAAAAATACATTAAATGGAAGGAGAAAAACAATGATAGAACAAAAAGATAATTCTGGAGCTCTATTCAAGAATGACAAAGGTGACAATGAGAAGAGACCCGATTACACAGGTAAAGCTCGTATTGGAGGAACCGATTATTATATATCGGCATGGTTAAATGAGTCTAAGAAAGGAACAAAATACTTTGGGCTATCTTTTAATCTACCAAAAGATGAAAATCCTAGTTCAGGTGGAGCAAAAAATGACGATGACATCCCATTTTAAATTGTAATTAGGGAGTATGGGTGAAAGCTTTATTGTGAGTAGCCCATTTAAATAAAGGAGAAGTTATGACCGACAAAAAAGGTAGTGCATTTGCTACGCTTAATAAAATAAACGTGCAAAAGTATGTAGAGAAGAAAGGTAACTTCAATTATCTAAGTTGGAGTTATGCGGTCCAAGAGTTGTTAAAGGTATGTCCTAATGCAACTTGGAATGTGCATATTTTCAAAGATAAAGATGGAGTTGACCAACCATTTATGAGAAATGAAACTGGTACATATGTTCAAGTTTCTGTTGATGTAGATGGTATTATAAGAACGCAAGTTCATCCAGTTCTAGATAATAGAAACCAAAGCATATTAAAGCCAAACGCTTTTCAAGTAAATACATCAATACAAAGATGTCTTGCTAAAGCTATTGCTTTACATGGACTTGGACTATATATCTATGCAGGAGAGGATTTACCAGAAATTATGATGGAGAATAAGCAAAAATCAACCATTGTAGGTATGTTATCTTCTGATGAATGTTCTTTAACCCCAGACGAAAAAGATGCAACCTTTGATTATGTTGAAAAAGATATAACATATCAAGAAGCAGAAAATCTTATTAAAAGATTAAAGTCTAAAACAAATGGCCCTAAGAAGTTAGGAGATGTTCTTGATGAAAAGAAAGGATAACTCAGAGCCTAGCTATTTTGCTATATTACCCGCAGAGGTAAGATATGATAAGAAATTATCATCTTCTCAAAAGCTATTATACGCAGAGATTACTTCATTATCAAACCAAAGCGGGTACTGTTGGGCATCTAATAAGTATTTTGCCGACCTGTATGGAGTCGGAAAGAATACAATCTCAACGTGGATGTCTGGTCTATGTAAATGTGGCTATATTAAAGTAGATGTTGATAGGTCTAATGGAAATATGAGAAAGGTATACTTAAAAAACAATATACCTATAACGAAAAAACGTGATACCTATAACGAAAAATCGTTACATAATAATAAAAAGAATAATAAAGCTAATAATAAATATAATAATACTATAGAATATATACATAAGAAATGGAATGATATTTTTAAAGATACAACTATACCAAAAGTTATAAATATTAAAGGCTCAAGGCTTTCTAACTTAACGGCACGAATTAAAGAACATCCAGATGAATCATTTTGGGATGATTACTTTATTAAAATAAATGAGTCTGATTTCCTATCTGGAAGGAGCGATGAATGGAGTGCTACATTTGACTGGATTATACAACCAAAAAACATGATTAAGATACTAGAAGGTAATTATAGTAACACCAAAAACCAGACGGACTGGTTAAATAAACTAAAAAAATACGGATAAATTATGACTAAAATAGAAATCATAAGCGAACTATTCTTAGATTTTAATAGGGACCCTTATAAAAACAAACCTTTAGTAGAACACTATGTTAAAAGACTACAGAATTGCGATATAACGCTCTTAACTAGGTCTATTACAGAGCTTTCCAATGAAAGGGATGCATTACCTAAGTGTAAAGATATATTAGCTAAATATGGCAGTTTTGAAAATAAGATAGATAGGCATATTAACTCTGATGATTGTGATTTATGTGGAAACACTGGGGCAGTCATGGGGGTTTTTATTGGGAAAAGTATAATATGTTCCTTAAATTATCTACCAGAAGGTGAATATTGCTATACTTCTGTAATAGGAAGGTGTAGTTGTGAAGCTAGAAAAAACTGGAGTTCTAATATGCCAGTTGTAGAGCCTAACAAAATGCTTTATTCGTTTTCTAGGGAAAATAAAATAGATTGTTCATCTGGAGCTAATGAATTAGCGATAGAGTTAAATCAAAGGAAACATAAATGGAAGAAAAAGGTAGAAAACAATACCTCGCAATCGACCCAGGAATTAAAGGAGGGATTGCCCTTTTAGATAAGAATATCTTAAGTGCATATAAATGTCCACCCACCGTCAAAGAGATGTCTGACCTCCTATATGAAATAACTTCTGAGGATACAATTGCTATACTCGAACATGTACATAGTTTTCCTAATCAAGGTGTTTCCTCTACATTTAAGTTTGGGAATAACTTTGGTCAATGGCAAGGGATACTAGCTTCTATGTGTATCCCTTATATTGAGGTATCTCCTCAAAAATGGATGAAAATGTTTCAACCTCTACCTAAAGTAAAGGGAGATAGAAAAAGAAAATTAAAAGAAATAGCAATAGAATACCACCCAGAGATAAAAGTGACGCTAGACACAGCAGATGCTATTGTAATGGCGTATTATTTAAAAGAAACAAATGAAAATTTAGAACATATAAAGTAATGGAGAACTACATGGGAATGACAAGAATAACACACACACCGCTTTTTAAATTTGATATAAAATATCCTAAACATATAATCATTCCTAATGGATATTGGTCTCATTCTTTAATAAATGGAGTTAATAATGACAAGCGAATATATATTTCAGCTGGAAACAGAAAAAAACATGTTAGCTGATACTATCTCTAAGACTAGAAAAAAGCTTATTGTTGCAATGGAAGCTCTTGAAGCTATCCATGAGTCTGGGAGACCAGATATAGCAATGAAAGCTATTGAAGAGATAAATAATATAGATTTCTTTAATGAACGATAGTTAAAGTTCAGGGATATCTAGTTTCTCAATCAGCACGTCCCCTAACCCTAATTGAAACAGAGTGTTAGCCAAGACACATATCTCCATTTCCCCAAGCCCTAAATCAATACTAGACTCTATTGCGTGAAGGACTTCATGTACTAGGGATTCTTTTTTCTTACTTTTTGTGGAGTCTAACTCTATCTCGATAGTCTGTCTTCCAGGATGGATTCTTCCCCATGCGTGATGGTCACCACTAGAGTTGGTTAAGTTTTCTACAAATTTAACCTTATAGTAATGACCGCATATCTTTATAACATTTTCCAAAAACTATTATAATTTTTCTAACATAACTTCCTTAACTATATCTTCAATAGAATCATAGATAGCATTTAGTATCTTAGCTTCTGTTTTTTCAGATATAATGGGAATGTCAACACGCTCATTTAATTTAGAAACGAGTCTTTCTTGAAGCTCATCATCAAATATCTTATTGATAATATCTTCTTTGTTCTCACTAATCATATCTTTTAAAAAGCCCATATTATTCTCCTTAGTCTGTACCTTCGTACTGTTTTATTTTATAACTACACTTATCACATACTATATAACTTCGTGGAGGATGAGAATCTTTCTCTAACTTTTTTAACCTAGCTCTAACAGAGCCCATTTGTTGGTCTAGATTGTTTTCCTCAAATACATAAGACATAATGGCTTTAAGAACCTTTGGAGTTAATATTTTTAAAACTGGAAACATTACCACTCTTCATTATCTTTTTTTTTGCCAAACTTTTTTTTTAATCCATTTCCACTTAAACTAGCCATAATTTCTATAATTGCACTAATCTTAGATTCTTTTTCAGCTAATGCGATTTGCATCTTTTTTATAGCATCTATAAGCTTTATATTGATACCTTCTAGTCTTTCAAAGGATTCTCTGAGTTCAATTTGTAATTCATTTTGAATCCAAGTATTTTGAGCTTTAACATACCATCCTAATGCTACCACCATTGCTACTGGCAATCCAAATTGCTCCAGTATCTGAAAAATATCCACAGCTATTTAGCATATTTAACTATATCTGATAACTTCTTTGCTCTGTTGGGTGTTTGCTTTGCCCATCTACTATCAAGCATCTCTATTGCTGCATTCTCAAAATCTTTCTGCATTAAATACTCAATAGTCTTTTTGAAATTACTAAAGCCTGATACCCCTAATTGGTAGCAACACTCTATCA